GGCAGCAACCGTAACCGTGTAGGTGTTGCCTGCCCCATATGCAGCAGACAGCGCCGTCGCCAGCACAGCGCAGAAGTCTGACGCGGTGCCGTCACCTCGGAGATAGTAGGCAGGCGTCAACGTGGTGTTGATTGGCAGGTCCACGTTGACGGTTGCCAACGCCGCCTCTTTGAATCGCAAGCGCCGATTGGCGAGAGTCACAACGATGGCGCCAAGCATGACCGGATAGCTCATCGTCCACCACGTCGTCGGCCAGTGTTGACCGCTTTGGAGATTTCTCGCGCCGTGTCTTCAGGGAGAGGACCGCCGACACCATATGCCACATTGACGACGAGCGGGCCACCACCACCGTTGCCACCGCTACGGCCAGGCGAGGCGCCCTTGTCGCGAGATGCGGACCTATCTGTCGATGGTGCTTTTGCGGCGCTCGACACCATCGACGCTGCGACCTCAGCGCCACCAACGGCGATGGCTTGCCCAGCGGCAATGAGTGCAAGACCGCCAGCAAGCGGGACAGCGCCAGCCGGGTTGCCGGTGAAAAGTTGCGCCAGTCCCGTTGCAGCCGACTCGGCACCCTTCAGCGTGATGAGGTCGCCAGCCTGTTGTGCCAGACCTTGAAGCAATATTGCGCCAGCGTCCTCCTGTCCCTTGGCAGCAGCCGCAGCAGATTGAGCGATGACTGATGACGTCTGCATCAGTTGGCCTGTGACGAACGCGGCTTGCTTTTCAGCAGCGTCTATCTTTTGTGCCGCCTCATCTTCCGCGATCTTCGCTCGCTCTTCTGCTTGGCGTCGTGCCTCATCGGTCGCTTGCTTGTCCATGCGTGCTTGCTCTTCACGCGCAGCCGATTCGATCTTCAGCGCATTGACCCATGCATTGTTGGCAATCTCAGCGTCAATCGCGAGACCCCTTGTGCGCTCAGCAGCACCGGCTTCCGACGAGAGGAAACGCACGCCAAGGCCAGGCCGTGCCTCGGTTGGCCTTGCCATGCCGCCGCCGCCTGACTTGGGCTTGTCCCTCTCAATCAGCTTGTTCATCACCTCGACTTTTGCTTCAAGCGCATCGGCTTTCTCAAGCATCAAGTCGGCTTCTTTTCGCATCCGTTGCCGGTCTGCGAACGCGATAACCTTGTCAGCAGCCATCGACTGATTGGACAACCTGTTGGCGTCGGCTCGTAGTTGCATCGACTCTTCTGCAACCGCAAACAAGTCTTGAACTTTGGCGCCTTCTGGATCGAGCTCCCTGATCAGACCTTGCGTTTCGGTCTTGATGTCCTGAACCGCTTTAGACAGTTTGACGATGCCGTCAGTCATCTTGTGAAACTTGACGTCATCCAACCTCTCTGCCTCAAGGCGAGCATCCTCAAAATGGTCTGTGACTCCTTGAATTACCGCCATGCCACCAATGAGCGCGGCAGCGAAAGGACCGCCCGCGCCGAACGCCGCAGCCATCTGGCCAGCGCCCGCCACCATCTTGCCGACTTGTCCTCCCATGCCTTCCATCGACGACGACACCAGCGAGATGGCGGCAGCTTGCTTGCTTAGGTTTTCGGCACTCTTGCCGATGCGTTGGCGCAGCGTCTCGGTAGACGTCGCCGTCGTCGACGCTACCTTGCCCTGCTCCTTCAGCGCCGCCGTTGCCTTGTTGGTCTCCGTCGTCAGCGCCCGCTCATTGCCAACAAGAGACACCGCCGCTTTGTCGACCTTTGCCAACTCGCTGTTGGCTTGCGTCGCATCGGCGGTGATCGTGTATTTGACTTGTTGGTCGCTCATCGGTGCCTCTTCTCAATCTCAGCCGTGCGCGCAGCACGTCCACTGGCGATAATCTCAAAGGCGTCGATGGTGTGTGGCGACAACGACGACAACGCGGCCACGCCGGGGTTGCCTTCGCATGAGCGCCACAGCGACAAGGTGCCGACGACGTCGCTGTTGTTCAGCAGGTGACGTCGTGGACAAGTGTCGCTCGCATATTCTGTCCCGACAAACGACGTCATGCGCCCGCCTCCGTGACATCCGAGTAGGTCGCGCCGTGGAGCGGGACATCGACGACAGTCAAACTCCGTCAGGTCAACGGCTGTAGCCGCCCACAGCGCAGTGCTTTTCCCGGAGGCAACTCCAAGAAGTAGCGCACAGCGTCGTGGAATGGCACCAGCAGACCGGCCAGTCGCAAGCCGGGCAGAGACTCGGCCAGCGTCGAGCGCATACCTTGCAAGCCCGTCACGCTCGCCAGGCACACGGTGATCATTTCCTCGTAGAGCAGACACAGCCGCTCGTCGGCGTCTCGCTTGCCTTCGTCGTCGGCAGCGTCTCGCCAAGCACGCCAGGCAGAAGCACGCCGCGCTACCCACCCGCGCCGTTGCGCGTCAGAGCACATGCGAAGGGTGACCGACACGCCGTCGAGGTCTTCGCTGTCGACGTACTCGCCGGGGTCGGCCAGCGTGTAGCCGGAGACAAGGCCCGCGATGGCACGGGCCGATGCACCGACAGCCGACGTGTCACGCGCTACGATGGCCGCAGACAGCGTTGCGTCGGCAGATGCGACCGCTCGCCAGTCCGTCGAGTCGTCAAGCGGCACGTTCGATTTTACGCGTGCCGCAATCTCGGCAACGACAGCCGCACGGGAGGCGTCGTGTGCTTCCCGAAGGATTGCCTGCAACGACACCGGCTCGCCAACGTCGCCAGGGTAGAGAAGCAGCGCGGCCATCAGCCCACCGCCAAGACGGCAGGGAGTGCGCCGGTACCAACAGCCGTGAAGCGCATGCGTGACAGACCGTTGACGACGGCTGTCGACGCGACGAAATCAGCCGTCGGCAGCAAGGCGTACATGATGGCGCCAACGTCTGAGCCGACAAGCAAGGCGACTTCACGCACCGTCGAGACGGCGCCCGCGTTGACGTCGGACCCAAGGAGCGGGACCATCGCGGCGTCCGTGAGCTCACCCGTCAGGGCAGGCGACGTCGCACCGATCAGGACTTCGCCTTCGATGGTAAACGACTTGCCATCGCCAGCACCGCACACACCACCCAAGCGACCGTTGCCGCCGATGGTGTCGACGTCGCGGATCTGCGTTGCGTTGCTGTAGTTGATGGAGATGTTGCTGGCGAAGTATTCCACGCCGTCGATGAGCAAGCGCACACGGTCGGCGACGATGGGTGAGCCAGCCGTCGGCTCGGCATGGGCCGGGTCCGCCTCGGCAACGTCAGCCCATGAGGTCGGAGAAAACACCGAAGACATGCCGACGATCTGCCCACTGGCGAGCGACAGCGCCATGCTCATTGGAGCACAACCGAAATAGTCACGACGCCATGACTCGCCCTCGCCAGTCAGGAACGCGTGGACGTGATGCGTCACGCTATCGGCCACCGTGTAGACGGCCATCCGAAAGACCGTTGCTGCCGTCGTCGGGGTGCCGGTGTAGGGGTGTTGCAGTGTGACCGTCGTCGTCGCCCCGCCGCCGCCAGATTCGACACGACCCATCTGAATGCCCGTCGTTGACGCGAACGCAATCACAGCGCCGTTCTGCACGTTTGCCGCCGCCGTGAACGCGACGATTCCCGATGCCGGAGTGTGACCCGCCGCCGCGATGGTGGGAGCAACGCCAACAGTTGCAGGCGCAACTGCGCCGAACATCGACTGCAACAGCAGCCCTTGTTCCATCTTCGCTTCCCATGCTGCGACAGCCGCGCCGCTGTTGCTGTCGACGCCGCGAAACTCCGTCGCCAGCGTGATGTCCGCAACGTCCTGAGCACCGCGTGCATGGGTGTACCGGCGTCCGCCCTGTGACCGCAGATTGCGAGCAAGTGCCACGCGATTGCGTGGGTACAAGCCCGCAACGTCGTCAGTGCAGCGCAACGGAAACAACGTGCCGGGGGTGCCCGTGAACGTCGATGAGTCAGAGTGCAGAGCGTGGCGGACTGTCAGCAGGCGGGATACGTCGGTCATTGGCGATACCTCACAGAGAGAGAGATGCGGAGGCGTCGAGCGCCAGTGATTTGCTCGACGACGAACGGGGCTAGCGTGTTGTCCAGAGTAGCGATGCGTTCAATCGTCGACGTCGGTCGAGCCCAGTTGGCTCCGTCGAGCAGCGCATAAATGATGCGCGTGGCGTCGTCGACGACAGCTAGGTCAATCTCCGAGGTGTAGGCGACGTCATCGGGGTACTCGACGACAAGGTCGCACATGACACGCCAACGAGAGGCAAGCGGTTGCGTCACGTCTTCAGGCGCGCCCGACGTGGTGCGAATCCAAAAGCGCCGCGATGACCCGACGGCGGCAAGGTCGGAACCCGTGGGGTCTTCCTTGAATGACGGCGCCAGCCCACGCGTGCGCACAACAGGCGCGACGCCCTTGATGATGGCGACCACTTGGGCACGCGCCAGCGCCCAAGTCATCGCGTCACCATGATCTTCTGCTTGGGCTCGTTGCCGGGTGACGGAGGGTCCGGCGTCGCTTCAAGCTGTGACCGGATGGCGAGGTCAACGCGGTCTTTCGTCGTGGCCTTCGTTTGCTCGTAGGCCGCTTCAAGACGTTCGACGTAGGCCACATCGGCAGCGGGCCACTGGCGAGCGAGATGCAGCACGACAGCCGCAGCGTGGACAGGAATGAGCACGTCATCGGTGATGACGTCTTCATCGAGGATGCCAGTTGCTGCCAGCCACGGCTGCACCATCGCAAGCCACGCCGCGCCAATCGACTCTTCCAGCGTGGTGTCTGTCGACGACGCCAGCCGACGCACGACAGGGTAAAGGTGTTGCAACGTCGTCGTCGTCAACGCAATTGACGTGATGCGCCGGACAACGCGAAACGCCTCGTCCCATTCCGTCAAGATGCCGTCGACGGTAGCCCTGAAGAGCACATAACCGGGGCCAGGCTCGGATGTCTGCGCCGCCGTCAACGCGACGGAGACCTCGAGACCTCGAACCGCGCTTCCGTTAGCGACGTCCGCAAGCAACGGTTCTGCAAGCCACATCTCCGTCGACGTGCCGGTTCTTGTCGCCTCGACAGTCAGCACGCGCCCATGCGTTGCATCGGTGATCAGATACCGTCGACCGGCGACAATGGCGACGGCGCCCGCCAACGTGATCGATTCGTCACCCTCTTGATGTGCGCCCTGTGTCGTCGTCGACAGCGCATCAATGGATGCCGCAACGTAGGCCGTCTCAGGGTCGCGAGAGACCTGCCCCACACGTCGAGCCGTCGCCGACGTAGGCACGCCAGACAGGCGCATCACGTCGTCTCTCAGGACACGCGGATAGGACACTACCGATTGTGTTGTGCCCAGCAGGATGCGTTGCATAGCGGCTTATGTAACACGCCGCTAACGGCCACGCAACGGGATGGCGATTCCGGCATCTAGTAGTTGACGCATCAGGCTGGCCATGTCCTTGGGCGACAACGCCAGCCATGGTCGGGCAGGCATGTGCCCACGCCCGTAGTGATGGATTGCGCCAAGCACACTATGCGTTGGGCTTCGCTTGCCCGTTCGTTTTGCGACACCGTCGACGAATCGGGTAGCGGCGGACGTACCAGCACCGGGCGCAATCACGATGGTGAACCCCTGTTCCGTGACGACGACGGAGACAGCAGCGACGCTACCCAACAGGCCGTTGGTGACAGTGAGGTTGACTCCGGGGCTGCGGCCCGCGCTTGTCTTCGCCAGCAAGTAGTCACGGCTGTAGCGCTTGAATGGCCGGTCCTTGACGTCAATGCCTTCGCCCGTGCGCTCCCGAATCAGGCCAGGCGCCAACGTCGCAACGAGCTTGGCGATGCGCTCCATCGGCACACGGGGAGGACCGCCAGAGCGAGTCACAACGATGCTCATTCCAGAATCTCGATTCCGCGTCGTCGCGCTTCCGCCAACGTGATGGGGCTCCACACATGCCGACAGTTGTAGCCGCCCGCGAACGCATCGACAGGCAGACCTTGTCCGTTGTCGGCTTGCGCTATGCCGGATTCCGTAAGCGCCTTGCCAACGTGGACACGACAGAATGGCCGATTGCGCGAGTCCTTGGGGCCGCTGTAGAGGTAGACCAAATCAACGAGCCCATCGGCAGCTTCCGTCGCCGCACGGATGACAGCCGTCCTCCCAGCAGCCATGACACTGGCGTCGACAGCGGCTTGAGCACGCGTGACGCTTGTCCCAATGGCACCGGCCACGCCTTCGATGAGGTCAGACAGACTTGCGCTTGTCGTCGTGCCTAACGCGATGGCCTTGCGGATTGTCGACGACGCATCGCCAAACACATCGGCAATGTCGGCTGTCTGCGATTTGACGATGGCGTCGATCTCCGTCACGACAGACACAGGCAGGTCAACACCGCCCAATGCCGCTAGGGCGGATTCAATCGCCCTGTCACGCAACACGCCAGTGATGGCCTTGAGACCTCGGGCCTTGAGTGTCGCGTCGATCTGAGAGGCAACCTGTGCAGCTACACGACCCTGTGCTTTGACGAGCGTGTCTTCGCCG